GCGATCGACAAGGCCTAGGCCTCGGCGGTCAATCATGAATGGCAGACCCAGGCGCTCGCGGCGGCAAATACCGCCAACGCCCAGCTCGAAGGCGACGACGCCGCGGCGGACGCCACGACGCCGACCGTGCGGCTCGGCAACATCTGCCAGATCTCGCGCAAGGTGCCGCAGGTTTCCGGCACCCAGCAGGCCGTCGAGCATGCCGGCCGCGACAACGAGATGGCCTACCAGGAGATGCTCAAGGGCCTCGAGCTCAAGCGCGACATGGAGGCGATCCTGGTCGGCACCAACCAGGCCAAGAATGCCGGCACCTCCTCGGTGGCGCGCGTGACCGCCTCGGTGCTCTCCTGGACCAAGTCGAACACCTCGAAAGGCGCCGGCGGCGCCGATCCTTCGGCTGCCGACGGCACGGGGACGCGCACCGACGGTACCCAGCGGGTGTTCACCGAGGCGAACCTGAAGACCGTTCTCCAGTCGATCTGGAACAACGGCGGCAAGCCCGACACCATCATGACGGGCGGCTTCAACAAGCAGGTTTTCTCGACCTTCACGGGCCGCGCCTCGCCGATCGAGGAGGCCAAGTCCAAGAAGATCACCGCCTCGGTCGACGCCTACGAGTCCGATTTCGGCACCCTCAAGGTGGTGGCGAATCGCTTCTCGCGGCCGCGCGACGTGCTGGTCCTGCAGACCGACATGTGGGCGCTCGCCTACCTGAACGGCCGCAAGATGGTGTCGATGCCGCTCGCCAAGACCGGCGACAGCGAGCGCCGCGAGGTGCTGTCCGAATACGCGCTCGAGGCCCGCAACGAAAAGGCCTCCGGCGGCGTGTTCGACAACACCACGTCGTAACGGCCGGCCTTCCCTCTCCCCGCAAGCGGGGAGAGGTGAGGGCAGCGGCGAGTAGCGAACCAAAAAGGCGCCCATGGGCGCCTTTTCATTTTCCGGTGTGCGAGCCGCAATCGCGGCCCCTTCCGAGCGAAACCAGACCACAAGGAGACACCTATGGCCTATCCGACCAACCGCACCATCAAGACCGTCGATCTCACCGCCTATTCGCCGAGCGTTGGCGCAACACCGGTTGCGGCCTATGTCCGCATCCCGTTCCGCTGCCAGATCCTGCAGGCGAGCTCGGTGCTCGGCGGCGCGATCACGACCGCTGACTCGCTGGTGGCCTGCGCCGTCAATGGCGGCGCGGCCTTCGCGACCATCGATATCGTGCAGCCCGGCTCAGCCGCCGGCCAGGTCAACACGGCGCTGCCAACCGCCGCGACCTATGCCAACGAAAACGACTCCATCGCCTTCACGCCGAGCGGCGCGGGCGGGGCGAATATTTCGGCCGCCTTCTCACTCACCATCCGCCAGCTTTGAGGGGCGATCGCCATGCAAGTCTGGAACCCCTCGGCCAGCTTCACGCGGCCGAACGACACGACGGCTTATGCGGCCGGCGACCTGGTGGCGAACGCCACCGCGGCCGGCGCGGTCGTGCCGCTGCAAATCCCGCTCGGCAACCAGTTTCCGAACGGCATGACGCGACTGACCCGCGCCCGGCTGGTCAAGAGCGGCACCGGCGTCGTCAATGCGAGCTTCCGCGTCCACCTCTACGAAACGGCACCCACCCCGGCGAACGGCGACAACGCCGCATGGTCGACCGACCAGGCGGCGCATTGGCTGGGCAACATTGATATCGCGTCGATGCTGGCCTTCACCGACGGTGCGGCCGGCACGGGTTCCGCTCCGGCGGGCTCGGAGATGTTCCTGCGGCTCGCCGGCAAGACCGTCTATGCGCTGCTCGCCGCGCTCGGCGCCTATGCGCCGGCCGCCAACGAGACCTTCACGCTCACCCTCGAAGACGTGTCGGATTACTGATGAGCACGGTCCTGCCGCGCATCCATCTCCATAACGATGGGCGCGCCCTGACGATCGAGCACGTGCAGGACGTCGAGCCCATCCTCAAGCGCAACAAGGCGCTGCAGGGCGAGCCGCAGAAGAGCGACTGGGGCCGCCACATCGCGACCATTCCCAATGTGATCCTGGTCCAGTGGATGAACCAGGAGGGCGCCGACGTGCTGCGGATGTCGAGCGACGAGTTCGGGGCCTTCATTCGCAAAAAGCTGGCCGATCCCGATTGGCGCCATTTGAGGACCGACAAGTGACGATACAGACCTATGCGGACCTGCAAGCCGCCGTCGGCAATTGGCTGGCGCGCGCGGACCTGACCGCGACCATTCCGGATTTCATCATGTTGTTCGAGACCGTCGCCAACCGCCGGCTGCGCCTGCGCCAGCAGGAAACCACGGTGACGCTCACGCCGTCGTCGGGGGTTGCCACGCTGCCGGCGGATTATCTCGCCTGGCGCCGTCTGACCTGGACTGGCGCATTCCCGCGCGAGCTCGACTACGCGCATCCCTCCTACCTGCGGGCGCTGTTCGCGACCGGCGCGCCGGGCGATCCGCGGCTGTTCACCATCGAAGGCGCCACCCTCACGGTGCGGCCCGCCAGCGATACGGCGCTCACCTTCGACTATTTTCAAAAAATCCCAGCCCTGTCGGGCACGACCACGACCAACTGGCTGCTGGCCTGCGCGCCCGACGTCTACCTCTTCGGCGCGCTCGCCGAGGCGCATGGCTTCGTCAAGGATACCGACAGCCTCATGTTGTGGGGCGGTCGGCGGGACGCGATCTTCGACGAGCTCGAGCGGCTCGACGCCAAAACGCGCGGACCCGCCGCGATCCGGGTCATGGGGGCGACGCCGTGACGCTCGTCCCCTTCACCGAATGGCGCCCCGATGTTTCCGACTTCCAGGCTCAGGTCACCAGCGAGATATCGAACGTGCTCCCGCGCGGCGACGGCTACGGCCCGTTCCCCGATTTCTCCGCCTATACGGCGGGCCTGCCGGGCGTGTGCCGCGGCTTCTTCAAGGCGATCAATACCGACGGCTCGGTGGCAATCTTCGCCGCGACCGCGACCCGGCTTTACCGGCTCAACAACACCAACCAGAGCTGGACCGATGTCAGCAAGGGCGGCAGCGGGGGCGGGGGCTATTCGTCGGTCTCCTCGACCGACAACTGGCAGTTCGTCCAGTTCGTCAACCGCGTGATCGCGGTGCAGGCCAACACGGCGCCGCAAAGCTTCGACCTCACGTCATCGAGCCTTTTCGCCGATCTCGCCGGCTCGCCGCCGCAGGCGCGCTACGTGTCGATCGTGGGCTATTTCGTGGTGCTGAGCGGGCTCCTGAACAATCCGTACCGGGTGCAATGGTCGGCGCTCGGCGATCCCACCGGCTGGACGCCGGCGCTGAATTCGTCCGACTTCCAGGACCTGCCGGACGGCGGCGTCGTGCGCGGGGTCGCGGGCGGGGAGTATGGCAACATCTTCCAGGACACCGCGATCCGCCGCCTGATCTATGCGCCAGGCTCGCCCGTCGTCTTCCAGATCGAGCGCATCTCGGACGACCGCGGGCTCTATGCGCCCTATTCGCTGATCCGTTCGGGCGACCAGATCTTCTTTCTCGGCCCGCAGGGATTTCAGCAAATGGATCCATCCGGCTATCCGCGGCCGATCGGCAAGGAGAAGGTGGACCGCACCTTCTTCGCCGATCTTGACGCCGGCAACCTGCAGCTCGTGCTGGGCGCGTCCGATCCGCGCCATAACCGGGTCTTCTGGGTCTATAAATCGAACAGCGGCACGGCCGGGCTGTTCGACAAGCTCCTGTGTTACGACTACGTGCTGCAACGCTGGGCGCCGATCGCGATGCGCGGCGAGTATCTGGGCTCGCTTTCGCAGCCGGGCCTGACGCTGGAGAACATCGACAGCATCTCGTCGTCGATCGACGCCCTGGTCCCCTCGCTCGACAGTTTCTCCACCTCGGTCACGCCCGAAGCCGGGATGTTCGATCCGTCGCATCGTCTCGGCTTCTTTCGCGGCGCCAATCTGGAAGCCGCGATGGCGACCGGCGCGCAGGCGATCGGGGAGGGCAGGCGGGTGTTCGTGCGCGGGCTGCGGCCGGTCACTGATGCGCCCACGGTGTTCGGCTCGACCGGCATGCGCGAGCGCCTCGACTCGGCAGAAGCCTTCCTGGCCGAGCAACAAATGGATGCCACCGGCACCGTCCCGCAGCGGGCATCCACCCGCTTCGCGCGCGGCAAGCTGCGCATCCCGGCGGGGACGGCCTGGAATTTCGCGACGGGGGTCGACCCCGAGGTCGTGCAGGAAGGAACGCGATGACAGCTTATGTCCTGTCTCCCGACGAACAGGATCGCCGCAAGGTCAATACCGCGATCAATCAGCTCGCGCAGGGGCGCTCGAACGCGGCCGGCACGGTGACGCTCGCCGTGAACCAGGCCAGCACGACGGTCACGGCGCAGAATTGCGGCGCAGGCAGTGTCGTCCTGCTCTCAGCCCTCACCGCGCATGCGGCGGCCGAGATCGGCAACGGGACGATCTGGATGGGCGCGGTCGCCAAGGGATCCTTCACGCTCACCCATGCCAACAATGCGCAGAACGACCGCACCTTCGGATGGGTGGCGCTTGGTTGAGGGTGCCTGCGTCGATCCGCGCCAGGTCCATATCCTGTGGCCGCATGTATCGCACCTGGTGCGGCGCGCCATGGAGCGCGGCCAGATGGGTCGCTTCGAGGACGTGCAACGCGATGTGCTGGCCGGCAACGCCTATCTGTGGGCCGCCACCGAGGACGAAAAAATCCTCGCCGTCGCGGTGACGCAGATCGGCCGCGACGCAAAAGGGCGGCTGTGCACCATCGTGGCGTGCGGGGGCGCCGGATGGCGACGCTTCGGCCACCTGATCGAGGTGTTGGAAAACTATGCGCGCGACGAGGCCTGCCGCGCCATCGAGGTGTGCGGGCGCCCCGGTTGGGCGCGACTCCTGAACTATCGCACGACCAGGGTCGTGCTGCGAAAGGAACTCGACTGATGGGCGGAACGAGCAGCAGCCAACAGAGCACCAACCAGGAATCCCAGGTCACGCCGTATCAACCGGCAGCGGCCGGGATTCAAGGCATCCTGGGGAACCTGATGCCGAGCGTCGACGCCATCAACGGCACGCCGCAAACCAGCCAGGCGTTCAATCAGCTCGAGCAGACGGCGGGTGCCGGCAACCCCTATGCGGATCAGATCGGCAAGGTGGCCAATTCCCAGATGGCGGGCGGCGCCAATTACGACGCGGCGACCGGCTTGCTGGGCAAGGCCTATGGCGATATGCGGTCGCAACTCGCTCCTTATACGGGCGGCAACGCCATGGACCCCGCCAGCAACCCGGCGCTCGCGCAGCAGCTCGCCACCGTCAACCAGCAGGTCAGCGACACGGTCAACCCGATGTTCGCCGGCTTCGGCCGTCTCGGCTCGCCCGACAACGCCAAGGCGATCGCCATGGGGATCGCGCAGGGTGCGACCCCGCTGCTGCAGAACGCCGCCGCCAACCAGCTCAACGCGATCAATGCTCTCTACGGCGCCGGCGGCACGACCGCGCAGGGTTACGGCAATCTCGACGCCAACAACGCCGCCATCCGGTCGCAAGGCGTCAACAACGCCAACACGGCCTATGGCGCCCTGACGGCGGGGCCGCAATTGCTGCTGCAGACGGCGCTCGCCCAGCAGGCCAACCCGCTCCAGATGGCCGGTCTATTGAGCCCGATCTACGGCGGCCTCGGCACGCAGTTCGGCCAGACCAAGGGCAACAGCGCGACCACGGGAACCAACACCATGTCGGGGGCGCAGCAGTTCGGCACGATCGCTCAGGGGATCGGCAACCTCATGCCGAAATTCACAGTGAAATGAGGGAGGAAAAAATGAATTGGCGCGATGAGATGTCCCTCCATCATGCCCGCGCTTGTCGCGGGCATCCACGTCTTGATGCATCGGCAAGAACAAAGGCGTGGATGGCCGGGACAAGCCCGACCATGACGGAATCCCCAACGCAATCATAGGCACTCCCATGGGCATCCTCGACGGCTATCAATTCGATCCCAGCAGCTACGGCGGAACTCCGCCGGGTTGGCTCGGCGCGCTGCTGCAACCCGATCCGGGAATTGCGCA